TTTTCCTGTCTGTCTTGGTAGTTTTGCTATGTTAAATCTATTGTTGTGAAAATTATCAATTAATTTTTCCTGAAAATCATACATGGTAAAAGGTATGAGACCTTCATCCAGTGAGATGATCTTCATATAAGTTTTAGCAAAATATATTGGATCATCCTTACACTTAACAAATTCTTGTATTTGTTTTTTAGTAAAATTAATAGAAGTATTTGCTTTCTTTAAATTAGGATTACCTAGATATAAATTTTCAGTCATTTAATTTATCCAAATCTCTTTCAAAAGTTTCCATTGCCGCTAATCGTTTTGCCCACCCGTCACCTTTTGTAGTGCCTTTTGCTGGGTTAATACATTCATCTGATTTAACCATGTCACAAACTAATGATGCTAATTCAGTTTCGTCTCCTAACTTTGCTGTGCCTGACCAATAGTGCTGACCACCAATCCAACAAGCTCCACACTTTGAGCAAATTTTACTGGGAAGTCCAAATACCTTTTCACTCATATATGTTATTTGTAATGGAAATAATATTATGTATCAATGTGATACTCTTTGTGTTAGCAATTCCACGCTCTTAATGATTTAGATAGACGGTCTTCACCAGTGTTATTACTATCTTTTTGTCTCTTACGCATTCCTTTCATACGAGCACAAAATGATTTCCTGCGGGGATTTCCAACCTTCTTTGAAGGTGCTTTGAGGTCGCTTCCAGGATTTGCTTTCTCGTATGACTTTCTACCTTTTTCATTCAGACCACCTTCTGAATTCTTACCAGACTTTTTTGTCCAGGCATCCCCCTCAGAAACATACTCTTCATTTCTATTACTACTCATATAATCAGCAGCAGTATCAATGTAATCGCAGGCAAGTGTAACCTTAGATTGAACCCAACCAGGAAGCTGCATTTTGGGGTCTCTAACTACTGAGCGAAGACGGTTAACCGCATTCTCAATAGTATCAAGTTGACTCATAATCATTCCACCTTCATCATCAATCTCTTTACCCATCGCAACATCAATGTGATTTTCACAAATCTCACGCATCTGTTTGACAGTTTTCTTTTCCATTATGAGAAATATCCAACTGACGTGGCTCTTACATCCGTTCCAGCATCCACTTTAAGTTTTTGATCTGCTCTTTTATGAACGACTAATTCAGAACCAGGATTACTAAAATACGAACCAACTACAGTAGTTCCGTCATTCTCATAAAGAGTAATAGTTCTTCCAGTATTGCCACCAGCATCATGAACTATCAATACATCAACAGCTGTTGCGCTAACTACGCTTGGAGTGGTTGTAAGTGTCACTGCACTTCCTAATATTTTAACTCTCATAGTAATTTCCGTTTATTTTCTATTTATTCTTCTTCAACTTTTCCTTTCTTCAATAACAATTGAAGGTCAGCAGTTGTTCCAAAAAACATATTGTTAGTCACGTTACCATTGATAGCAGCAGATTTCTTATCCGTCTTCTCAAGGTCTTTGATTTTCTTTTGTAGGTCAATCAACTTATCAGTCATATCAGCAGTTTGCTTAATGAAGTTACCAGCAACCTCGTAAGCTCTTGGATGATTACTTTCTCTTGCTAAGTCAAGTACATCATTGATTGCCTCCGATGCTTTATCAATTAAATTGTAAAGGTTAGCTCTGGTGTAATTATAATCTTTATCAGCATCTACTGAGATGTCGCTAGTTGTTTGTTTAATCATTTCAATTTTTGTTTCTATAGGAGTTACGTCAATGTCAAAAATTTCTTCCATATTGTTTTCAAATTTACTCATAATAATGTAATGCCCTCGTTAAATCCGAAGTCATCATCTGGCATCAATAATAGATCATCTGTATTGTCAATATCACCATCTGCGTCTTGACTTGTCAATGCTCTTGGTGTTACATCATATCTAACAGCACGACGATGTTCTTGAAAATCACCAATACTTTCAAATACGGTTGCCTTGCGAATAACTTCTGCTGATTGCACAGGACCATACATATATGTTTTTAATGTAAAATCAAGTGTATAAGTAATCGCTCTTCTGCGTGTCATATCATCTTCGTAATCATCTTCGTAATTAATATTGTTTAGAATGATTGGAAGATCTTTCTTCTCATCCATTTCTGGTATTAGATTAATTGATACTGTAAATGATGGTTGAAAGTATGGAAGTATTTGCTCTAAGATTTGTAATGCATCATCTTGGTTCTTTGAAAGAATACCCAGTTCAAATGCCAAATTATATGGCACTGGCATATACTGAACCTTTACGCTATCAGCGTCATCTTTCTTTAGATACTTCTGAATAGGTGAAGTTTTTCTGGATGGGTCATAAGTAATACCAGTCATCTCAAATGAGATACGTGGCATAGTAATAGATACTTTGCGCTCAGTATCTGGGTCTTGATCTAACCGAGCAAGAAATTTTGACTTAGGACCATATGCCAAAGCAACTTTTTCTTGCCGAATGACTGCACCAGTATCTGGATCTTTCTTCTCAATTTGTATATTGTTGAAGATTGTTCCAAATGCTTTCACATTTTTTTTAATAATTTCGTGATAAAATCTATTCCCTAACATTAGAATACCCCCATATTTCCAAATTCACCAAATGGATTTCCTTCTGTGAAATCAATAATGGTGTCTGATTGTGTTTCTATAACTTTGTTTTGATCATTATCATAATTATCAATATCAAAATCAATTGTGGAGAAGGTATCAACTATCCATGAAGCTGCTGTATCTTGTCCCACCAAAGCAATATTCTGCTTTAACACTCCATTTATATATGTTAAACGTAACTTACGAGTGCTTGGAGACCAGTCAGCAACTGTTGCTTTTGTGATAACTGGAATACCATCAACCATATAAGTCTGCCTTACTTCCTCTCCAACAACAAACGCACCACTGCCACCTACCTTAACCGTAACTGGGAATACATATGCTTCCTGAGTAAGTGTATCAATATCCGAATTACCAGTATCAAAGTAAGTATCAGCATTCTCAATCAATTCACATGATAGCGAAAAGATATAATTTTTTCCTAATTGATAGAATGGAGTTTCTCTTTCTACAAACTTTATTTCATATAAATTTTTTTGTCATCGGCACATAAAGTAAGTCACCTTCGTTCGGTCTATTAGGAACTCTTGTATCAATCTCAGTTTCAACATAGTTAATCCAACGTCTTTTGGATACAGCATATGTGATTTCATCAGATAGTTTGAGACCAAACTTAGACATCGCTACAGCACCAGCACCACCAAATCCCTCAACATTAATTAACATCATCTCAATAGTTACGCTGTCTTCAAATTTTGAAAGAATTACATCATTCAAAACTTTATCAATCAACATAGTTTTTGGTACGTACACTACATCTTGCCCGAACAATTTAATCTGTTCGTCAACTAAATCTTGAACTAAAGTTTGCTCTGATGTTCTTCCACCATACTGTGGAAAGTATTGACTTTTTGCCATTATCCTATCATGTCAAGTATTGGTAATTCGTAATCCGAAATCATCTTACTTTCAATATCACCAATCTCTTTAATGGCGTCTTCAAATATCTGACGCCCATTGAGTGAGACACCGCCAGGTAATTGTACTCCATTAAATTTAATAAGATTTTGCCCCCACTGACGTTTAAATAAAGCCGTGGTGTAACGCTTCAGAAAGAAGTCATTCCAAATTTGCGTGTACACATCTGGATCTATTGCTCTAGAGCAATCAATTAGAAAATAAGAATCTTCTTTAACTCGTTTAACATCTATATCAACATACAATCTGTCTTGTCTTTTGTTGAAACGATATTCCACAAAAGCACCAGTATTAATAACCATATCAAGGGTTTCAAAATACTGCTTAATCATATAGTAGTTTGTCATATCAAAGTTACCATATGAAAATGTTCCGCCCGATGAAATGGCGAATAAATCCATAAGGTAATATTGATTAGATAGACCAAACAAATCGTTTCTGAGGAAGTTAGAAGACACTCCAAATACTTTTTGAATACCAAACACATTGTCTGGCATTTCTATAAAGTTTTTTCTGTTTTCCCAAGTAGAACTATCTGGTGCTGTTGTACTTGACAATTCATCTGACGTTGTAAAACGAGTAACATCGTCTGCAGTTATTTTATGTTTCAAATACATTCTTTCTGAACCGTCAAAATGACGTTCATGAAAATACTGAAGAGCCTCATCTATGCGGTCTTCTAGTTGTTGAGTATCAACGTTAATTTCTAAAACAGGAGAACCAAGCTGTCGTAAACAGTAATCTTTTAATTCTGCTCTAGTTGCTGGTTTTGATGCCGACATGTAGCAATCCTACAAAAAATCCCTACATGTATTTAGCATGTAGGGATATAAGCACCTATTTATAAAGTCATTCAACCACTTCTGTAGGTGTTGTTTCTGCTGCTGGTGCTTCTTCAGTTGGATCTAGAAGTTCTAAAGTTTCTAAACCACCTTGAAGTTTGAGGCGATATTCTTTTGCCTTTGCTAACTCTTCTTCAAGTTTAGCAAGTTGACCTTCAACATTAGTAAGTTGGGTCTTGAAATTTTCTTTAAGTGTTGCGGTGTCTGCTGCCATGGTAATCAAATCTCCTTTTTAGTTAAAACATAAATTGATAATCCATTCCACCAACTGGTGGAATCTTCTATTTGAGGCGTTATGATTTGCCTTTCAAATAGTATTCGTAGGTTATTTATACCTATAAATTTTTCTCCATTACGGATAACCCCATCAAAATTAGCATCATCTAAAACCAAAATAAAAGTATCTGGTAAATTTGGTAATAGGTTATTCAAACAATCTATTTGCTGATCGTCGTGTTCCCCATCATAGAATACTATGTTTGGTTTTTTACTGAAGTGAGAATCATTTAACTGTCTCACATCAATATTTATTATAGCAGATTTTAAGCTACCAAACAAGATGTTGTTTCTATTAAGTTCTGCCTTTGGATCTTTACATCCAATCCATTCAATGTCATCCCTAGCGGGAGAAATAGGAGCAGCAAAATTATCAACAGCATACGACACAATATTGTTGCCCATAATGGCGGCAAAGTATGTGCTACCAGTATAGCATCCAATTTCTAGATATGTGTTCTTTGTGTCGGAACATAGATGATTAAGAAAATGTCTCACTCTATCAGAAGACAACCCTTCAATGTTAAATCCTTGTGGATCAAACTTAGTGTCTCCAGTAGCAGATCTATCAATAGCATCAAGTGCTAAAGTAACCAATGGATGAACCACTCTATCCTGTTTCTTGTGGTGGGCATCTATAACTGCTTCACAGTAGTTACAATCCCAACAATCAAACTTACAGGTTTTGATCTTCTCTCTCCAGATGTCAATCGGTCTCTCTTTTAAACTTTTATCTTCAATATAATTATTGAGTTCTGGGAATAATAGTTCCTCATCATTTGCCCAACGATGAATAATATCCATACTCTCTTTGAGACGCATGACACTTTCTCTACCATGTAGTTTGAAAACATCAATGCCCAAATCAAACATCTCTTCCCAATCTTTTTTCCATGGTGGAAGATTGGAAGATTTCAATACAACAGAGCTATCTTGTTGTTCCCATTTAGAACATGATACTCTACTGATAATATTACCAAAGTATGGTGGTTCGTGATTTTCTCTTGTGTTATTATAGTGGTAATGCTCTGGCATGATAGGGCATCCACCCCAACATCCTTCATTGGCAAGCATAGAGAACTTGACTGGTTTACCAATAGAAGCACAATAATCCTTTGCTTCTTTGAGACGCCTGAGTTGGTCCTGGTCTCTCATCAAATCTCTATCAAGATTGATGTAATTAAATCCTGCCTTAGCGAGAGATACAATATCATTTGCTTTCGTGACTTCATGTAGAATAGTATTCTTGACATAAAGTTCAGGCATCTCTTTTTGAATCTGACCAGTGAGCATCCAAGAGGTATGAGGAAGCGTCACTGTCCTAACACCAGCTTCGTAG